TTTCTCTCGAACACGACGAAAGTCTGCCGTAAGGCAGGCCTCGAATGTGTCGGGGGGGTCCAAGGATATGGAGGTAGGCTTACCTCCTACCCGTGGTACCGACCCGAATACCGCGCCCAGAGCCACCCCCCATCCCGCCTTTGGCAGGAGGGAGAGGAACGGCTCCGCGGGGCGCCCCAAGACAGGGGCACCCCGCAGGGGAGGCGACGATACCGAGTTTGCTTCGCAAGCTCGCACATTGTTGTCTTCAGCTGCACAGTCTTTGTTACGTGTGTTTGGACCTGAGTCTCGTGCCCGGTTGGTTGCCGGGATCGAGGCCCTTGTTTTAGCGTTGGCCACATCCGGCCCGGAGGGTCCGGGGACACTGAGAGTCGCTCGTAGAGTGGCTTCCCATGTTGTCCTTCGGGCTCGGCACGAAGGTGTCGAGCATTCCCTAACCCTTTTGGGGTTATGGGCGTCTCGCTCTCGCGAGATGTTCCTCTGTGGCGGGACCAACGTCTCTTCCATCCCCCCGCTGCGTTATTTGGGTGGGGCCACCCGCTCCAGGCCGGATGAGCTGCTCGCGCAGTTCTCCTACTTGAAGAGGGCTTTGCCCACTGCTTCCGAGAGGAAGGTTCGTTCCTCTCTCTCGGAGCATAAGCAGCGGTTGCTAGACCCGTTACGTACTCCCCCGGCTCTTCTTTCGAAGTTCCGGGAGTTCTGCGCCTGTTGGGCGCACCAACGTCTTCCGGCTAAGCCGGAACCGTTTGGCGTCACGGGATTAAGCGCCTCGGCGTGTGTCACCCACTCTGTGAAGAGGGGTGGTCACATCTCGAGGGCTAGGGAGATCCTGGAGTCTCTACCGTATGAGGAGCCTCCTGCCCGTCGGGCAGGCCTGCTTGCGCAGGAGTGGTGGTCCGGATGGTCTCGCGAGAGACTTCTCCGGCACGCCAGGCTCTTCTATTCGGGTGTTGACTCCCCCCCCTTACCCATTGCTGTTGCCGTCGTGGTTCGCGAGCGGGGCCTTAAGGCCCGGATCGTGACCAAGATTGACACGGAATCTTGCCTATTGGGTCATCAGGCTCGCCTGAGACTCAAGTTCGGTCTGAAGAGGACTCCTGAGGTCGCCGCGGTTCTCCGCGGTGACCATCGCGAGTTCCTGGGTGCCTTTCAGGGCCTCCAGGGCTTTATGCTCTCTTCTGACCTAACGGCCGCGTCTGACCTTCTTCCTCTTGACCTTGTGGGGTCGGGAGTGGAGGGTCTCTCGCGGTCGGGCAGATTCCTTCCCGATGAGGTCCTGGGGCTCCGTGTTTGCACGGGGCCCTTTCAGACCTCTTGGGGCAGTTTGGGCTCGGGGGTTACACGCTGTGGTATTTTGATGGGTGCGCCCCCCACTTGGGGGCTCCTTTGCCTCATTCACCTTTTCTGGTTGGAGGGGGCTCAGGAGCTCCGTCGTGGGCTTGTGCGGGCCCGGATCTGTGGCGACGATTTAATCGCCTCCATGGATCGGGCCCAACGCAAGGCCTACGAAGACCGGTTGTCCGCTTGTCACGGACTCCTGTCTAAGGGGAAGCACACCTATCATCGTACCCATGGGGTATTCTTGGAACAGTTGTTTGTTGCAGATCGTGTAGTCCGGGAGGTTAGGTTGGAGTCGCGGGGGAACATTACGTTCACACCGACTTCCTCATTCCTCTCGGATGAAATCGAGAACCTCCACCTCCTTCGTACTCTGCCGCTCCGTCCGTTTGTATTACTGCAAACGTCCGTGGCGGTAGGGCGTCGACAGGTCTCGAAAGGGACCTTGCCTACGCCCCTCGCGATTGGTAGTGTTTCGGATGGCCTGATGCGGGCCGGCTTTCCAGCCGACCTCATCGGGCGTGCGACCTGGGCCTTGTGGCCCGGCCTCCCCGGCTTCTTTCGGAAGCTCGGGGTCCCTCCGTTCCTACCCTCGTGCTTGGGGGGTGGGGGTTTGTTATGTCTCCCCGAGGGTTGGGACCTCAGCATTCGCAAGTTTTCAAGGCTTGTGCGTGCTTCGGTCGTAGCCCTCTGCTGTGGGAACGGTGAGGTATCCTTTATGGACCTCACTCGTCTTCCTCCTCCTCTGCTAGTAATGGCATTGGAGGAGGCGGAGGAGCTCCTTCCTCGCCACCCTCATCGGGTGTCGAGTCGGAGTCCCCCCCCATGGCTTGGGCGGATACCGTGGCATGATATGGGAACCCTTTCGGATTTCCGCATCACGGCCGCGGTCTCAGCCCAGGAGAATTATTTGCTACAGATGCCCATGGAGTTCCTTGGCCGCCCTAATAGGGTGACCATCGGCTCCTGGGCCCAGCACGTCCACCGGAAGCGCCTCCTTCTTGCGAAGAGGGCGTGGTGGGTGGCGACCAACCGGGCCTCCTTCTCGCTCTTTCGGGCGATTGAGAGGTACCGAGGTTGGCCGCACGTGTGGCTACCGGGGTCTCCCGACCCCGACTATCCCGGTATTTTCGGGATTCCCATGTACATTGACTGTGCAGCTGTGCGGAAGA